GCAGAAACTAAATAAGGAGCAATATGTCTATTAAAACAGAACAAGAAGTACAAGAAATGATGGAAGGTAAAGATGCGCCATTAACCGATATGATTTATGGCATTCCACAACAGCATACTCATCGTGATACAGATATATTGCCTGAGCCAAATGGTTTATTAAGAGGTGAAAGTAATCCATTACAGTTATTTATTAACATGTATCAACCCGGCGAATTTGTTACTAAAGAACAGTTTAGAAAGCACTTACTTCAGATTTTAAATAATTGGCACAAGTCAATGACTGAAAAAGAAGAATGGGCTGGAAATCGTCAGCTAGGAATATCTTTAAAACAAACATTTCCTCATGTGCAATGGGGCGATAAGTTTAAAGGATCTATGTTTTATGTTAAAGCTGAGACACATTTTGAAAAATGGTTATTTGATGAGACTATGACCACAGAAAAGAAATCAGTAGGCGCATTAAACCAAAAGCAATTGCATAAAGCTTTAGATGACTTTATTGCTACATTTAAGGAGACAATATGAAACGCATAGATGAACTTGCACTTTTAGAAGATCAATTTTCTAAAGAGCAAAAAAGAGCAACGTTAATTATGCTTATTCTTCAAGCAATTGAAAATGTCGAAAAACTTATTGAAGGCAATCCTGAATTTATAGAGTCTCCAATGGCATATAATTTAGTCGGTGGAATTATTGATCAACTTAAAGCATCAGTTCCAACTATTTATAAACCTGCAGAGTATTCTCTTGAACAACAAATGAAAATGGGTGATGGGCAACCTGCACAACCGTTGTTTGGAGGTAGATATGGAGACTAGTCTTAAAGAAGTTGAACTTGTCTTTAAAGTCAAAATTGCAACATATAAAGTTAGAGAACTTGTAGAACATCAAACTAAAATCTTAGATTCTTTTCAAGATGTAATTAATAGAATTTTGTACACAAACGGTATTTCATCAGATGCTGTTTTAACACTAAGTGGAGAAGAATAATGGCTGAGCAATCTGATTTTCAAAAACAGTTCTTTGCTAAAGGAACAGGCGGTACTTTATTTACTCAAAAAGAGTTTGATGATGCCTTGGTTATGGCTAAAGCTGAAATTATGTCTATGGCAATTGAAGCATCTAAAATGGCAGTTGCAATGGAACGTGAAGCATGTGCCAAATTAGTTGATGAAGAAGGTGAAAATCATACAGACATGCCGTATAAAGAACACTTTAGTGAATTAGCCGAAAGAATCCGCAACCGTATACCTAGTCAAAGACAATGATCCATTCATACTCCGCAGTTAAGATGCATGAGCAATGTGCTCGTAAATATAAATTTGTTCGTATTGATAAGCTTCAGGATAAATCAGGTGAAGCTGCCAATCGAGGCAAAATGATCCATGAAGAGATTGAGGCTATTCTTAAAGGCGGATTACCAATTCTATCAGAAGACATTGCTTATTTAGATGATAAGCTATCTAATTGGCTAAAGCTAAAAGCTGCATCTGAAATGACTATTGCAGTCGATAAATCATGGAACCCTGTGTTATATAACGATCCAACCGCTATGTTTAGAGGTGTGATTGACTTATATATTGAAAATGGACCTGAAGCTACGATCATTGACTTTAAAACAGGTAAGCATCGTGACTATTCGGATCAAGTATCAGTATATGCAGCATTAATTATGTCATGTAAACCTCATATTGAATATGTCAAAACTGCTATCGAGTTTCTTGATCTTGCTAAAACAGATGAATACAAATTAATCACAAGAGCAGACTTGCCGACTTTACAAGTCCAGTTAAAACATCGGCTTGAAAATGTGGAAAAAGATAAGATTTTTGCGCCTAATCCATCATTCTTGTGTAATTACTGCAATTTTAGTAAGAAAAGCGGCGGCCCATGTAAATGGTAACTAAAGTACTTGAACGAGATCTGGAAAGACATTTTTCAGCAGAGTGCAAACGCTTAAAGATTACATCAATTAAGCTGCATTTAAAGTTCAGTACAGGATACCCTGACCGTCTTGTTGTTTTGCCGTTTAATAAAGTGCTATGGATTGAGCTAAAAACACTGACAGGAAAGTTATCAGCTAGACAAGAACATATACATATGTTATTACGATTACACCACCATTGTGTACTTGTACTAAGAACAAAAGAGGAAATCACCAATGCTTTGGAAGCCACACGAGTACCAAACAAAAGCAATTAAGTTTCTCCTAGAAAATGGTTCAGGCCAATTATGGCTAAGCCCAGGGCTAGGAAAAACTGCCATTACACTTGAAACAATCAAGTTATTAATTGAAGCCAACGCAGTAAAGAAAGTCTTAGTGATAGCCCCTTTACGGCCTTGCTATGCAGTTTGGCCTGATGAAATACAAAAATGGGATAACTTTAAAGACATTACTTGCAGTGTGCTGCATGGTCCTCAGAAAGACAAGAAAATCCATGATAAGGCAACCATTCATGTGGTTAACTTTGATGGTCTGGCATGGTTATCCAATACCTTTAGAAGGTTAGGAGTTAAACTACCTTATGACATGCTTATTGTGGACGAAATAAGCTATTTAAAAAATACTCGTACACAAAGATTTAAGTCTTTAAGCCCTTTATTAGATCACTTTCCTAGACGAATTGGATTAACAGGATCTCCAGCATCTAATGGATTAATGGATATATTTGGGCCACAGCTTGTAATTGACCGTGGAGCCACGTTTGGTAAATATGTAACACACTTTAGAGCAAACTACTTCTATCCTAGTGGGTATGGCGGTTATACATGGGCTTTACAAACAGGTGCCGAAGAACGAATTTATGAAGCATTGGCTGATAAAGTATTAAGAATGTCGGCTGAAGATTATCTAGAATTACCTGAGCTAATCACCAATAAAGTATATGTGGATCTTCCGCCTGAAGCATTTAAGAAGTATAAAGAGCTTGAAGACAAGCTATTACTTGATATAGAAAGTGGCCAAGTTACTGCATCTACAGCAGCAGTTGCTATTGGTAAATGCCAGCAAATTTCTAATGGGGCAGTCTATTTAGACGGATCAGAGCGCGAAGTACAGCACATACACGATGCCAAACTGGAAGCGGTGATTGATATAGTAGAAGAACTATCAGGGCAACCATGTCTGATTGGCTACCATTTTAAGCATGATTTAGATAGACTTAAGAAAGCATTTCCATCGGCGCCTGTAATTGGATCAGGAGTTTCAGGTGATAAGCTAACTAAGATTATTAATGTATGGAATGAAGGTAAAACTCCTGTGCTTCTTGCCCATCCACAATCTGCAGGGCATGGCTTAAACTTACAAGGAGCTGGTCATGCTGTGATCTGGTTTAGTAATACTTGGTCCTTAGAAATCTATGAGCAGTTTGTAAGACGACTCTACCGTCAAGGACAAAGAAATAACATTATCATTCACCAGATTATTGGTAGAAAAACTATTGATGAAGCTATTATTAAAGCAATTGAAGGTAAAGATAAGACGCAACAAAGTCTTATGAATGCAGTTAAAGCATATGCAAAAGAAAAATAAGTGTTTACTTATAAGTAAACACATGGTACAATGATTTGTTGTTAACTAAAAAGGATAAATCATGAATCAAGCAGATAAAGATGCACAAAAATGGATGGAAGCCAATGCAAAATGGCAACAACGAGAACTATACAAAGCCAAAGAAACAGGCCAACTTCACTATATCAGTCAGCATGGCGATGTTGTGATGTATAACCCAAAAGATGCACAAGATCTTTTAATCAATATAGCAAAACAACTTGGAGAAAACAATGCTGGATAACTTATATGTGTATATAGCAGCCCCGTTTTTTAATGAAACTCAAATCAGACGTTTAGAGTTTGTTAAAGAGATTCTAGAAGATAAACAAATTCCTTTTTTCAGCCCTAAAGATGAAAGTTTGTTTATGCCTGGTATTACAACCCCTGAAGAAGTCTTTGCATCTAACATGGCTGCATTGGATAAAACGACTTTATTGGTCTGTATTACTGATGACAAAGACACAGGCACAATCTTTGAAGCAGGCTATTGTAGTGCAAAGAATATTCCGATTATCTATCTTTGGACAACGGCACAAAAAGGTCAAAAATTCAATATTATGTTAGCTGCATCTGGATCAGTATGCACTTCATATACTCAGCTTCGTGATGCATTAGAAGATGTGTTGGAAACTCAGCGCTTTACTCGTAAGGATTGGTCTAAAGAGGCTATTGACTATGAATGAAAAAGACCTAGACTTCTTTATGAGAAGTTATTCATTAGAGCATACAAAACGTTACTCTATGAAACCTGTAGTTCATCCAGAATCCGTAGCTACTCATAGTTTCTTTGTAGCTCTTGGTGTTTTAATGATGTCTAAAGAATATGAATTTGATGTTGATATAGCATTAAAGATTGCTTTATGCCATGATTTAGCAGAGATGGAAATATCAGATGTTAACCATCTCGTCAAAAAGAATTACCCACATGTTGCCGATGCACTTAAAGATGCAGAAGCACAGATAGTAGAAAACTTTCCAGAACAGGTACGTGAATTCTGTGATATGTACCATAATGATACACCAGAAGCATTGGTGGTTCATTACTGTGATGCACTCCAATGTCTACAATATGCCGATAATGAAATCAAAATGGGCAATACTGGTTATATGGTAGATGTATACACCAATAGTGCAAAGCGCATGGCTGTGCTAGCTCATAAACTGGAGGCATACAAAGTATGAACAATGAACCAGTAGCGTGGATGTTTGAAAAAGATGGTGCATATATGTGCATTAAACACGACAGCAGAGTTAATTATGATGGCGGTATTCCACTCTACACCCATCCAGCAAAGACACTAACAGATGAGGAAATAATGGAAATACATGAAAAATTATTTGCTGATACAGAAATAATCCATTTTTTAGATTTTGCTAGAGCAATACTAAGAAAGGCACAAGAGAAATGACAACCACTGATCAAGTCATTAAAGAACGTGGTGAAGTTTATGGCGACTTTTTTGAAGGAATTACATTGGAAGCTCAAATCATTCAGCTATTAAAAGACCGTTATAAGCATCATTATGGCCTTGAAATGGGATTGGTTTATCAAATGTATTTTTCTAAGATAGCCATGAAATTATCTAGATTAGCTGTTACACCAGACCATGTGGATAGTTGGCGAGATATTGCCGGTTATGCACGCCTTGTTGAATTACACTTACTAAAGAGAGTAGAAAATGCCAAAAATCCATAAATCAGAAATAAAAAATCTTCAGCCAATGCATACAACACTGAAGTTTGGTAAAAAGACAGAACCAATCCAGTTCATGAATCAATTAGAATGTATTGATGTTAAACTAGTTCATGCACCTACAGTTGCAGAGTTTAGAAAAACTATATCCGTCTTTTTATTAAATACATGGAATGACAAGATCCAATGGGACTTTCCAGAGGATCAAATTGACCAAACCATTGATGAGCTATTCCGTTATGAACTGCTACCTACTGCCATGGAGACGATCAACATTACTTGGTCGGTTAATGGTATGGATATGATTGATACAACTCATTTAATACGCCATCGTCTGTTTAGTTTTGCGGCCCAAGTTCATGGTGACAGGGATATGCGAGATGACAGAGTAATGGTTAAACCGGGGATTATGGCAAATGCTGATTTTTTAGAAAGATACAAACAAATTACTACAATGGCTCGTGATCTCTATGTTGACATGCTTGATAGTGGTCTTGTTCATGGCCTTGATACCCGTACTATTATGCCTCGCAATTTTGAACACTTTTATATGGTACGCTGTACAATTAAAGACCTTATTGGTTACTGCATCATGCGCGGTGATGAGCAGATTCAAACGACAGTAGATAACATTATTGCTATGAAACTATGGTTGGAAGTATTAAAAGTCTATCCATTCTTAAAAGGATTGGTTGACTTCCGTAAACCTGATGCTTTCTATCAACGTCAGTCTGCCAAAGGTAAAACCAATATATTCCCACCAAATAAGAAGAATGATAACTTTGATTGGTGTGAAGAACAGTTCTACCATCCAATCGGTCGTGATGAATTCCCAGGCAGTGAAACTTATTTAAGAATCAGGGAAGACTTGTTAAAACAAATTGATGCTATTGAAATGAGGCATATCCATGGCAAATAAGAACTGGGCAGCTATTAAATTTAATCTTAGTCATATGACTAAACAGCAACGATTTAATTACTTTAAATACTTTAGGTTACAACGTCCTCGATGGTCTGACCATCTCATGGATGCTTTGTATTTAGTAGTTGTTGACTTACAGTCTCAGTCTCATGCAGCTCGGTTATTTGGTATGCATAAGCAAGAAGTTAACCGAGCCGTGCAGAAATATAAAGCTTATTTAGGAGGATAAAGCTTGTCATGTAAGTATTCAGCAGCTTCATATCCCATATAAGGAACCTGCGCAAGAGCACCAGCAGCTCTTGTTGCAGGATGTGGAAATGCTCCAATTACTCCACCTGCGCCACTTAGCATTTCTAAAGCACCTTTAAGCTTTTGCCCTTCATTGTAATGTTGCATACCTGCAAATGTTTGAGGACCACCTAAACCTGCACTTAATGCTGGAGCTGCATACTTAAGACCAGGAGTTTTGTTAATAAAATTATTCACTTCTCCAAGAGCTTCCATTGCTTTATCGGCATAAGGAACTTTCTCGGATAAAAATCTTTGAACAGTAGAAGCTGATGGAGTTTTAGCTTTTAGTCTTTGCTCAATTTCAGCTCTTTCAATTGCTAAATCATTTAATCGCTTTTGCAAATTAGTCACGTTAGAAGGTACAGCTTTCTTCATTTTTTCTAATTCAGCTGCTGACTGAGCTGCAATCTTTTGGTGTGTATCTCTTAATTGCTGTGCTGCTATATAGTTTCTAGCAGCTGCTGCTTTAGCAGCTTCTTGCTCTTTGGTCAGAATTGGTGCAACATCACCTTGTCCTGGGACATAAATGCCTGCATTTGTTAAGTTATACCCAGGCGGTCTATCTTTAGCAAGCCTAGATAATTGGCCTGCTTCTGATACAGTAGTCTCTGCTGCGCCTATTGGTGTTCCTGTAGCTGCTGATGTAGGAATCCACTTTTGACCTGAGCCTTCAGGTGGAATAGCATCTAACTGTTGTGCATGCTCGGTAGCTTGCGCCAACATGTCTTCTGCATTTTTTAATGCATCTAACTTATCCATGTGTAACTGATGAGCAGTGTCAAATGTAGATGCATGCTCAGTTCTTGCCATGTCAAGTAAATCAGATGCCTTATTATGTGCTGCAATTTTACCTGACAAAGCTTCTTGATCTTTAAGAAAATCAGGTGCTAGATTATATGGCTGAGGACCATACTTAGCAGCAGCTGTACCGACAGCAGCACCTCCTAATGCAGGACCTAAATAATCAGCAGGTGCGCCTGTAACAGTAACAGATGCATTAGATGATGGCTTGTCATAAGTAATATTACTGTATGGACTATTACTAATCTTATCAGATGCATCAGGTGAAGTAATAGGCGTATCGCCTAATGTAACGGTATCATACGGATTGTATTGTTTTGTGTCTGCCATATTAACCTCTATTGTTCACCATAGAATTTGTTTACTTTTTCAATGTGTTCTCTGTGCCGTTGCGGCAAGTCTTTTAAGTATGTATCACTTAGAATAAATGCACGAGGATCGGCAGGTTGATTCTTTTGTAATGACTGTCTTTGAAAGTTAGTCCATTCATTTTGAGCATCTAGTAATGCTGCATTATCCACTTGACGCCTTGTTGCCCAACCACCAATAAACTTAGGCAGCTGATTCATATTAGCATTTAGTGCTGATAACTGTTGGTCTTGATAGTTAGTCACGCGTGATCCACCAAATGCCTTAGTCTTATTGGCAATAATGTTATTAATCACCTGTTGCGCAATGATCTGTTGTGCTTTAGCAGCAGCTACTTTTTGATCCGGACTTAAGTTTAAGTTCTGATATACTGGCTCAAAGTTTACACCAACACCAGCATGAATACTACCTGCAGTAACATTCATGCCTTCTTTAAACTGTTGAATAGCAACCTTCGTAGCTGCTTGAGCATAAGTTTCACCACCTTGCAATTGCAACGGTGCAAAGATCTTATTAGCATCAGGTCTAGCTGCAATCTTCTTCAGCTCATTTAAATCAGAGTTTGAAGCTGTTAAACTGTCAGTATCAATCTTACTTAATCCAGATGCCACTTCTGCTGCATCTTTAATTTGCGGTGCTTCAATTTCTTTCTTACGAGCATTAAATTGCTCAGGCGTTTCATCAGGGCGTTGTACTAATGTGCCACTAATTGCTGTTGGCTTTGCTGCTGTTACAGAAGCAAGCTCCCAATGATTAGGATCTCGATCTGGCATAGGTTGTTTATAGCCATTGTCTTCTAACCATTGACGGCCTTGTGGTGTAAGACTCTTAGCATCAACATCTAATGCTGCACCTTTTTCATGCATACTGGTTCCTGGTTTAGCAACAGGTAGCCCATTTGGCTGAATTCCAGGAGTACCGTTTGCCACACTATCAGCATATAACTTCTCATTAGAGCCAAGACCACGAATTACAGGAACGCCTGCATTCTTAGCAGCGATTGCAGGATCTTCTACTAAAGACTGTGCATTATTGCTATGAGGCCCAGGAATACCGAGCATATTTCTATATGCATCTATATTAGCAGTAAACTCTTTCTTTTGATCTGGACTCATATTAGCAGTTGCTTTTGACATATCAACGCCTGAGTCAAGAAGTTTAATGGCATTTTCCATTTGCTTTTGCTCAACATCAATGCCTGCTTTTAATGCAACTCCTGCATCTTTGTCGTAATACGTCAATGCTGCTAGTTGCTTACCGTTGGCAAGACGACTAATGCCTGCAGGTACATTGCCTGCTTCTAATGACTGTCTTGCAGCGGATGGGTCAGTTCCTAAAATGCTGCCTAATATCTTATTACCTTGAAGCTGTCTGCCTACTTGGTATTGCTTACCAAGAATCTCGGCTTTCATTTGTGCTACTGGTAGTTCTTCTTGTCTCTGTCTTTCGACTTGTTGACCTACTACATCAGCTGCATTTCCAATTGCTTCACCTGCATTTCCTGTGCGACCGGGTTTTAATAAAGCACCTGCAATACTGAACCAGTTCATTGGCTGGCTTGTACGTTGATTCAGAGTTTCATTAATTTTATTTAAGGCATCGATATATTTTGATGAATAGTCTTCATCTCCGCCAATTTCTGAAGGTACTGGAGCATCTTTTAAAGCATTTAGTGGTGATGTTGCCATAATTTATCCTTTAAATACCACAAGCATAATCACCTGGGTTCTGTATAACGCAACATGCATATTTAACAGGGCTATAACAAGGAGCGCATGGCACACCGGCACATGCATAACATGGCTTGCCACCAAATAAATACTTTGATATTGAGCACATAGCACCTGATGCACCTTTGCCAATAGCTTTTCCAAGTGCTGTACAACTGATACCGGCAGCCAATGCTCCCATACCTGCAATTTGCTGTAATGGAGATGCGGCATAAGCTCCAGGAATTGGACCTGTGTAAGACTGAGCAGTACTTGTTGGCATTGTATAACCACGTAACAATTGCGACTCATTAGTCAATTGCTGCATTGGGAATAATTGTTGATTCTGTGCAATGGTTTGTTGTTGAGCGCCTAGTGTAGAGAGTGCATTAACACAGCCTAGTCCTAAGTTCTGCTGTGTTGTAGCCAAGTTTCCAAGTGTGTTAGCAGCTGCTAACTTATTTGCTTGACACTGTTGTAATGCTTGCTCTTGTAACTGTGTAATACCTAAG